CGAAGCTACTCCATGAAAAAGCAATGAACAGAGTATCAGACATAGATATGGAAGAGCTGACACCGAAGGAAGTAATCCAGTGGTTAGAGGTTGCTGCTAAGATTGAAAGACAGGCTGTAGCGTCAAATGGTGATGTACTACGTACTGAGCTATCAAGCAGGAAGAGCAATAACCATGAGACTGCTGCAACTGTTAAGGATGATAATAAGGTTGCTGAGATATTGGCAATACTACAATCATCTGGTGCATTGGATGCAGGATCAATGGAAATTACGCATACTACAACAACTGTGAAGCATACGAGTGATCAGGACAACAAAGTGATCTCAATAACAGAAGATAACATTGTAGATGTAGACCCTGAGGAATATCAGAATGCACAAGCGTATGATGATGAAGATTAAGTGCCCGAAGAAAGGGCAACTAAGAGGAGGAATTTGAAATGGTAATAAATGAAAGCACAAACTTTAATGGTAATGTAATAGTAGTAGTAGAAGGTGTTGACACACCAGTAATGTACTTAGGTTGTAGTTTAGACGGTGGAACAATGAACGTAAACATTAGTGCTAACACAACAAACAAAGCATTAGCATCAGCAAACGCTGCAGTAGTTAAAGCACAGTATGATGAATTTAGAGAAGCAGTAGCCGCTAGAGCAATTGAATTAGGCTACGTGATATTCTAGTAAGGAAGTGAACGCCGCTATGGCAATAGACATTGACAAGCTATCAGAAGCTCAGATGATGATGCTTATGAAAAAGCTGACGCCAAAAACTACAAAATACTTCTTTCACACCCCGACACCGAAGCAAAGTGCATTCCTATTATTGGATTGCTTAGAGTCACTGTACGGTGGGTCAGCTGGTGGTGGTAAGTCAGATGCCTTGATGATGGCGGCGTTACAATATGTTGACACTCCAGGGTATGCTGCAATACTATTCAGAAAGACATACGCCGATCTATCACTACCAGAAGCACTGATGGACAGAGCGAAGCAATGGCTAGCCCCCTACATGCAAGAAGTACATTGGTCTGAAAAGAAAAAGACTTACACGTTTCCAAGTGGTGCAACACTTACATTTGGTTACTTAGACTCTCCTACAGATAAGTATGTGTACCAAGGTTCTGCATTCCAGTTTATCGGTTTCGATGAATTGACGCAGCTAACTGAGGATAATTACAGGTACATGTTCAGTAGGCTTAGACGTCTAGTAAGTTCCACTGTGCCGCTGAGAATAAGAGCTGCAAGTAATCCAGGTGGTGTTGGACACTCATGGGTTAAGAATCGATTTATCACTAAGGAAGAAGGATCAACAAGAATCTTCATCCCAGCTGGTATTGATGATAACCCTTACTTGAACTCAGAGGAGTATGCTAAGGCACTGGAAAATCTTGACCCAGTGACGCAGGCTCAACTTAGAGATGGTAACTGGGACATAAAGAAAGAAGGAGCAATCTTCAGTAAAGATCAATTTGAGATTGTAGATATAGTACCTGCGAAAGCCAAAAGAATAAGGTTCTGGGATTTTGCATCTACAATACCTTCTGCAAAGAATAAAGATCCAGATTGGACGGTCGGTTTGAAGTTAGCTCTGTATCAGGGTATATACTACATAGAGGACATACGACGTGTTCGCGCACTTCCCTCTGAGGTTGAAAACCTGGTATACCAGACTGCTTGCCTTGATGGTGTGCAGTGTGTAATTCGTATAGAGCAAGAGCCAGGTTCCTCTGGTGCTATAACAATAGATAACTACCAAAGAAAGATACTCAACAAGTTCAACTGCAAAGGCGTGCGAGCCACAGGGTCTAAGATTCTGCGTGCTGAGCGTGCCAGTGTTGCAGCAGGAAAAGGACTCATCAAAGTTAAGTCTGGCCCTTGGATAATAGACTTCTTCGATGAGGCTGAAGGCTTCCCCGATGCACCACATGATGATCAGATTGATGGTTTGAGTGGTGCATTCGATGAGATTCAAAGCAAGTATATACCTTATGCAATACCAATAGGAACTACCAAAGGCGGTGGGTCTTACTGGGCTGGAGGTATGTAAGGAGGTGAAAAATTAATGGCAGGAAATGAGACTTTCATTGAACTTGGAACCAATGGTCTGTTCAGGCAAGGTGGACAAGTATATGAGGATTTTCTAACAGACTTACGTTGGCCCAGAGCAGCAAAAATCTACAAAGAGATGTCTTCAAATGACCCTACTATAGGAGCTATATTATATATGGCTGAACAACTTATAAGCAAAGCAACCTGGAAGGTTGTCCCCGCATCACAATCACAAGCCGACATGGCAGCAAAAGAATTTGTAGAACAGTGCATGGACGACATGAGCATAACTTGGAATGACCTTATAGCTGAAGTACTTACTGAGCTGACTTATGGATGGAGTTGGCATGAGATCGTTTATAAAAAGCGTGACAATGTAGATTCTAAAAGCAAGTACAATGATGGCCGTATCGGCTGGAAGAAAATTGCAGGAAGATCACAAGAAACAATGCATCAATGGGAATTTGATGAGACCTCTGGAAGTATCAGAGCAATGGAGCAACGTGCACTATATGACTCCATATATCGTAAAATACCATTGTCTAAGTCATTACTGTTCAGAACAAAGGTTGTTAGAGACAATCCAGAAGGCAGAAGCTTACTAAGAAATGCTTACAGACCTTGGTACTTCAAGAAGCATATTGAAGAGATTGAGGGCGTAGGTATTGAAAGAGATTTAGCTGGTTTACCTGTACTTGTACCCCCAGAAGGTGTAGACATATGGGACACTGAAAACCCTGACTCTGTGATGCAATACAACAATGCTATTAAATTAGTTACTAACATTCGGAGAGATCAGAATGAAGGTATCGTGCTTCCATTTGGATGGGACTTGACGCTCATGAACACAGGTAGTAGACGACAGTTTGATACAAACGCCATATTGAATAGATATGACCAACGTATAGCTATTACTATGCTATCTGATATCGTTATGCTAGGTGCTGATAAAGTAGGTAGTTTCGCACTAGCAAACGTAAAGAAGAGTTTACTTGCTTCCTCACTGGAAGCGCAGCTTAGCAACATTGTTTCAATCTTCAATAAGTATGCGATTACACAGCTTATTGACTTCAATGTATTTCCAGGAATCACTGGTTATCCCAAGCTTAAGACAAGCGAAGTAGAAGTACCAGACCTTACAGAGTTAGGTGCCTACATTAAAGACTTGTCAGGTGCTAAGATGCCATTGTTCCCAGATATTGATTTAGAAGAATACTTACGATCTGTTGGTAGTATGCCACCTGCTCCATTAGGGCCTGATGGTAAACCATTAGAAAGAGTAGTAGAAGATCCAAAGAAAGAACCACCTGCTAACCCTAATGAAGAACCAAAAGAAGATCCTAATGCTGATCCAGGAGGTCAAGAGAATGAGTGAGTTTAAAGTTATAAAAACACTGGAAGACAAAAACCTAGTGTTCGGTTGGGGATCAGTATCTTCAAGAGTTAATGGAGAAGTTGTAAAAGATTTTGAAGAAGACATTGTAGATATTGATTCTCTTGAAAGAGTTTCCTATGACTTTGTACTTAAGTACAGAGATGCTAATATAAATCATGCAGGCCCAAGTGTAGGAGATATAGTAGAATGTGTTTGTTTTACTAAAGAAAAAATGAAGGCTATGGGTATACCTGAGGGAGTAGTTCCTGAGGCAATGTGGTTAGGCTTCAAGGTGAATGATGCAACATTCGCTAAAGTTAAATCTGGTGATCTTGGTATGTTTAGTATCGAGGGCTCTGGTAAACGTGAGGAGGTGTAATCAGTGGCTAATAAGTTAACACTTACAAAGATTGTAGCTGTAGCTTTGTGTAAGCAAGGATGCAATCCAGACGCTGATATTATGCTATATAAAAGTTTAGACGAGGAGGGAACAATATTGAAAACATTTGCAGAAATAATCAAATCATTACCAGCTGATCAGCAAGCTCTTGTTATGGCTGAAGTTGAAAAAGCTAAAACAGATGCAGCAGCTGATGTAAAGTGTGCTATGGATGAAGCATTAGAAAAACCAGAAGACACACTAAAAGATCCAAAGAAAAAGAATGAGGGTAATCCGTTTGCAAAAGCTGCTACACTTGTAGTTAAAATGCAAACTGAAATAACTTCACTTAAAGAAACAGTTGCTAAATCAATTCCTGAAACTGGCGAAGAAGATATCTGGAAAGGTATCAACCCTGCAATAAAGAAAATGTTTGAAGATTCACAAGCTAAAGCTGCAGTAGCTGAAGGCGTAGTTAAATCATTGGAAGATGAAAAAGTTACTAAATCTTACATTGCTAAAGCTGCTATCTACAAAGCAATTCCTACTAGTGCAGAAGAGCTAGGAAGCATACTTAAGTCTATTGGTACAGTTGATGTAGCTGTATGTGATAAACTAGAAGCTATCCTTAAAGCTACTAATGAAATGGTAAGCAAAGGAAAAGTATTCAAAGAATTTGGCACAAACAAAAATACAAGTGGTTCAAGTGCTTGGGCAACAATTGAAGGAAAAGCTGCTGATATGGTAACTAAGTCTGCTGATGGTCTTACAAAAGAACAGGCAATAGTTAAAATTTCTAGAGCTGAACCTGAACTATACGCTCAATACCTACAAGAATTAAAAGGAGATGACAACTAGTATGGGATATCAAATACCAGGAAAAACAATCACACTAGTAGCTGGGGAAGACATTGCAGCATATAAAGCTGTAACTGTAAATGCAGATGGCCAAGCAGTAATTGCTGGAGCAGATGCACTAATAGTTGGTGTAGTACAGTTACCAGATTCAGCTGATCACGCAGTACCTGTAATGATCAATGGTGTAACACAAGTAATATATGGTGCTGACGTAGTGTCAGGTGCTAGCTTATCTACTAATGCTGATGGAGACTTCATCACTGCAACTACTGGAAATGTAGCTGGCATAGCACTAGAAACCGGCGTTGCTGGTGTACACGGAACAATGCTTTTAAAATAATTTAATCGACAAGGAGGAATAACAAATGCCTACAAGACAACAAGTCCATATTGACCAAGCCTTAACAAACATGTCAGTAGCTTATATGCAGGAAGCAAAAACTTTCATAGCTGACCAAGTATTCCCACAAGTTCCAGTTCAAAAACAATCAGACAGATACTTTGTGTATCTTAAAGAAGATTGGTTCAGAGATGAAGCAGTTGAAAGAGTTCATGGAGCAGAATCAGCTGGTGGAGACTATGAGATAGACAATACTCCTACTTACTTCTGTAAGTTATATTCTTATCATAAAGATGAAACGGAAGATGACAGAGTAAATGCTGACTCTCCAATCGTTCCAGATAATGAT